TCCATTCTGCCTCTCTTGCAGTCACATTCAATATCATGGATGCAGGATCATACCTCGAAAAGCTCAAACTCTCAGGCAACGAAGAGATCGAACTCAAGATTGCCCGTAGAGATATCAAAGGAGACAGGTTCACAATCACAAAAGAGTTATATATCTCTAAGATTGGTATGTATAGCAAGACTTCTCCTGGCAACTCGACATATGTCATTACAGCCCTAGGCAAGCAAGCCTATATGAACTCCTTGCAAACAATCTCTAGACCCTTTCGTGGAAGCATCGGAGCGCTCGTCGAAAAGGTTTGCAAAGACAACTTGCAAGTAGAACCCTACTATATCAATACAGACACAAAGGATATCATCCAAGGGATATACCCACGCATGAGACCTCTTGCAATTATTCACTGGCTCATGAGAAGAGCATACGATAACGAGACACCCTACTATTTCTATGATACGTTTGCAACCGGCATCACGCTCAACAGTCTCGAGAATATGCAAAAAGAAGAAATACACGAAGAATATAATCATACACCCTTTTCCGATACTATTATAGGGTCAGAAGAGAATTACGAATCACAAAAGAAACGTATACTACACCTCTCGACCGATCAAATGAACCTATCTAAGTATGATTCAGCGCAGAAAGGAGCATATAGTTCTACTCTCCATACGCTCGATATTGCAGAAAAACAATATAAGAAGTCTAAATATTCATATTCTAATAAGAAAATAGGTAAACTAAATAATAATAATCCTATATCATCTAATATAAAGTTCAATGATAGGTCAATAGATTCCTATACAGAGGCAAAGAATAGTTATCTCTCACTCAATTCTCTTGCTTTTGGCAACATTTCTAACTATAGTACACCAGGAGATAACTCTATACTAATGGCAAACGCGTATAGGAGTAACATGAATGCACATACTATACAAGTACGAATCAATGGAGACTTCGAAATTGCAAGTGGAAAAAAGGTGAATTTGGCAGTCCGAAAAGGGGTTAATACTGCCGAGTCCGACGAGAGTTCGTTAGATAAGTTCTTCAGCGGAGACTATATTGTGGACTCTATAAGACATTCGTTCGAGGAGAACTTCACTCAAACCCTTACATTAGTGAAAGATTCCTATATAGAATCATTAGATAAGGAGGCGGAAGTATGAGAGACCATGAAGACCAGTTCGTAGGAGGGCCATTTACATGGTTCATAGGAGAGGTTAGAGACATCTCAGACCCACTTAATATGAATCGTATACGTGTTTTCCCTTATGGTTATTACGATGAGGAGAGAGTGGCAACGAGTGACCTTCCATGGAGCACTGTAATGATGTCTAATGCACACGCTTCGCTCAAGGGTAATGGAGGCAATCACCATTTAGAAGTGGGCTCGTGGGTTGTAGGATTCTTTCGAGACGGGTATTCTGCACAGGACGCTATTGTTATAGGGAGTATACCTACTAAGACAGAAGGCACTATTGATATACCACCAGAATCCTCGGAGACCAATAAAGTATATAAGTCAAAGGCAGGACACTTAATTGAATTAGATAATACCTCTGGCGAGGAACGAGTGCACTTGAAACACGCCTCTGGTACATATGTCTTATTAGATAAGGACGGCACTGTTTATATTAATAGTAGTAATACAACAGTGGATATTACAGGTAACACTACAGTACATGGGAACCTATTAATAAATGGTACAACTCATAGTACAGGAGACGTATCCACAGACGCTGGTAACGCACCTACATTGGCTACACATAAACATAAGTATGCACCAGGTACAGGAGGGGCGAATTCACCATCTCCTTCAACCACAGATAGTAGTATACCCGATGCATAGTATTATAACACATTATAGAGAAAAAGTAAAGGGCACGTTTTATATGAGTCAGAAAACCTCAGCTGGTAATGGGGGGTCTAGCATCCCCGACCATTTTTAGATTCTGAGATTTCGTTCAAAACGTTACCGAGAAAAAAATTTTTCTGGCGAAAAATGCTCCAGAAACCCGTTCGGAAAAAACGTTAAACTACAGATAGGATTATATAAATACTAGTATGAGTACATTAATAAGATCAGATAAGAGTGTATCAGATAACTATAAAAAGTCATCCCTTGATTCTCGTAGTAAACAGTGGCGTGACCTTGACTTATCTTTAGTACTACACCCTATACGTAAAGACATTGTTCCTTTAAGAGATGACAATGCAATACGTAATGCAGTAAAGAACTTATTGCTAACTAATTTCTATGAGCGTCCTTTTAATCATAATATAGGAGCTAACCTACGTGCGCTTCTGTTTGAGCCGGCTGACGCAATTACGCGAATGGCTATAAAGGATAATATAGAAAGAACATTAACAGAACATGAACCAAGAATTAAAATATTAGATATTAATGTACAGGATCTCAGAGACGAGAATGCATATAGTATCTTTGTATCTTTCTTAATAAAAGAATTTGATAGAGAGGAAGATGTAGAAATCGTATTAAGAAGAATTAGGTAAATAACTATGGCACAGAATTTAAACGTAACAGAATTAGATTTCGATCAGATAAAGAAGAATCTAAAGAACTATCTCAAGACACAGTCAGAATTTAATGACTATGATTTCGAAGGCTCCGGCCTTTCTACGTTATTAGACGTCCTCGCCTATAATACTCATTATAATGCGATGACCGCTCATTTCTCTCTGAACGAAGCCTTCCTCGACTCAGCTCAGATTCGCGGCAATATCGTGACACGTGCGAAACTCCTCGGATATATTCCTAGGTCTGTCCTCTCTCCTCGTGCACGAGTTAATCTCGTCGTCGACGTCACCTCTGAAACTGGTACCGTCCCTTCCACTCTGACGTTACCTCGCGGAACAAAGCTCAGCACTAATGTGGACGGCACAGAATTTAGATATGTGGTCCTGAACGAGCAAAGTGCTCTCCTGGCCACTGATGAATCTACGTCGCCTGCGACTCGAACCTTTACGTTTAATGATGTAACTATTGTCGAAGGTACAAGAAAAGAACTGAAATACAGAGTGGACAATGATATCGAAAATCAGAAGTTTCAGTTATCTGACGATGATGCAGATACTTCGACACTACGTGTCCTGGTTCAGGCTAACGAAGAGTCCACTGCATTCGACAACTATACAAAATTCGAGTCTCTGTTAAATGTGGACGCAGACTCAAAGGTATATTACCTACAAGAAAACGCTAATGAATATTATGAAATCTATTTCGGCGATGGAGTAACTGGTAATAAACCTACTAATAATAATATCGTGACTCTCGATTATATCTTTACAGAAGGTTCAGAGTCCAATGGTGCGAATACATTTACAATCGTCGACAATGTCGGCGGCTTTTCCAATGTTTCGATTACCACAGTCGCGGCTGCTTCTGGTGGAACTGAGAAAGAGACTAATGAGTCTATTCGATTCAATGCTCCTCTTACCTTTACCTCTCAGAATAGAGCCGTAACCTCCGATGATTATCGTGCGATCATTCAAAAATCCTTCTCCAACATCTCATCCATTTCGTGCTGGGGTGGAGAAGATAATGATCCACCTGATTATGGTAAAGTGTTTATCTCAATTAAGCCTCTGGTCGGAGATAACCTTACACAATCAGAAAAAGATAATATTACAGGTACAATCTTAAAAGGTAAGAATGTCGTTTCAATTACTCCTGAAATGGTGGATCCTACCTTTACCTATTTAGAACTTGACGTTCATTTTAAATATAATCCTAACCTTACAGATAGATCAGATGTAGAACTACAATCTGTTGTAAGAGATACAATTTCAGATTATAACTTTAATGAACTAGAAAAATTTGATGGTGTCTTTAGACATTCACAATTATTAAGAGCAATTGACAACGCGGATCCTTCTATTCAAAATAGTTCCGTACGTCCTTATATGTTTATGAATATTACTCCTTCTAATAATTCAGCTAATAACTTTGAATTAAAGTTTGTGGAAGAATTCTATAGAGCGGGTGGTACAACACATACAATCTCTTCTACTCCATTCTTATTAAATGGTGAAACTGTTTATTTTGGAGATGCTGAGATTACTGGCTCTAATGATCGTAAGGTTATTATATACAAAATTGTGAATGGTGTAAACGTTACTGTAGTAAATAATGCAGGTAATGTAGATCATGTCAAAGGAATTATTACATTAAATAACTTTATTCCTGATGATACAACTGCGATAAGAATTACAGTAACTCCAGATTCTTTAGATTTAGCTCCTCTCAGAAATCAGTTAATTTCAATTGATCCTTTGAGAGTTACAGTGACACCAAGTGTAGATACAATTTCAGTATCAGGTTCTTCAGGTACAATTAATTATTCAACGACCTCAAGGCTTAGATAAGTATGGCACATAAAGATAATACACTCTTTTCTTCTGATAACGCTTCACCTGGTTACATAGAATCAGTAGCGTCCTCAAAGAAAAAGACAAAAGAAGATTTAAGAACTCCTGAATTAATTCCTTCAGAGATTCTTTCTAATGCTTCTGGTATTGAAACATTATTAAATGCATATTACGATTATATGAACTTGGAAGAGTTTATATATCAAGAAAACGAAGTTTATACAGATGTTGTTTTAGATAATAAAGCTGTCTTTAGAATATCAGATCCAAGAAGTGAGAATGATCATTTCTTTACTGACGAAGACGGAGCAAATTCAACATTAACTGTAACAGCCGCTGATGGTACTATTACTACTATTACTTTAAATGACGCTAATGTAGCGATTACAAATGGTAATAATCTCCCAGGGTCTTTAGCAAACTCTCTTTCAGAAATTGGTAAGACATTTACTGTTACAGAATTAGATTCATATAATACACAAACTGCCACACTTACAACACCCATTAAATATTGGGCTGGGCCAGGTGCATCATACGCTCTTAATACAATTGAAGAAGCGATGGATATCGATAGCGCAGCCGCTAATTACTTAGAATTAATTCAAAAAGAAATTGCGGCTGTAATCCCTCGTTCTATTCAAGTAAATAAAAGAACTCTTTATAAATCAATTATTGATTACTATAAAATAAGAGGTTCTGCAGATTCAATCGAAGTATTCTTTAGATTACTATTTAATGATACTGTTGAGATTGAATATCCGTATGATTCAACTTTAATTCCTTCATCAGGTAATTACGATACTGGATTAAATCAGTATTTGGATAATAAAGGTTTCTTATCTGATAATATTAAAATACACGACTCGGATTTTTATCAAAAGTTTTCTTACTTAATTAGAACAGGACAAAATCTATCTTCATGGAATGATGTATATGCTCGACTAGTTCACCCAGCTGGATTTAAATATTTTGCAGAGATATTACTTCAGCTATTTGCGACTAGAGAAGCATTAGGTGACGATGAAAAAGAATCTTCATTCTTAGAAAATTATGCTGGTGGAACAGATCCATCTGGTACAGATTTTAGACCAACTGGTAATTTAAGATTTAGAGAATATCCTTCAGGTACATCAGAAAATCCAAGATTTACATTATCATCAATGCCAGGTAAACAACCTGGTGTAATTGGTATTGAAGATTTACCACTACTTGTGGAAATGTTTGGTTCAATGTTCTTACCATTTACATTTGCTGAAATTCATAAATCAGCATCTATATCTTTAACAGTTTCAAGTGGAGCGGTAACAGGAGCTACAATTACTGATGCTGGATTTGGATATTCATCAGCACCATCAATTACTGTAAATGGTGTAGCACTGAGTGGACAGACAATAAGCGCAGCAACTGTAACTTGTACAATTGATAGTGAAGGTAAAGTAAATGCAGTAACAATTGGTGATGGTGGTTCAGGTTATCAGTCAGCATTCGCAAGCGTTGCAGGTAATTCAAATGCTGGTCAAGTAGCTTCAATAAGTATAATCGCTAATGAAAATAAATCATATAGTGAACCACCAGGAATTACAATTAGTGATCCAACATCAGTAGATGAATTTGGTGTTCCATTATCTAGTAACGTAACTGCTACAGCTAAATATCTTTTACAGCCAACATCATTATCTCATATTGAATTATTAAATGCGGGTAGTGGATATTCAGCACCTCCTGCAGTTAATATATCGGCGCCTCCATCAGGTACAACTGCAACAGCTGTAACTCATATAGAAAATGGTGCAGTATCTAGAGTTGAAATTACAAACCCTGGTTCAGGATATGTTGAATTACCTACAATTACAATCGGTGGTACAGCTACTGCTAAAGCTCAATTAACTCCATCTGAAATTGCATCAGTAAGTATTACAAATGCTGGTGCTAATTATATTTTAAATCCAGATATAACACTAGCATCCAGACCTAAACATGAAGATAGAGTAAAGCATAAAGATCAAACAATGATTCTTGAATTGAATCATACATATGATGATCCACAATTTAATAGACAAACAAACCCGGTTCAAAGTTCAGGATCTGTAACTGGTAGAACATTATATAATGGTGGGTTATTAACAATAGGTGAATTGAATTCAGGTCAAAACTGGACAATATCACAATCATCTACATCAACAAAAACAATGGGTGGCTATGAAGTATTAGTTAAAGCATCAGGTTATAGAACACAACCTGGTAATGATTATTATAGCCAAAAGACTAACATTTTAGATAATCATATGATTTATGATTTTAATGAAACTATAGAGGTATTAGGTGATACTCAATTACAAAGTACTTCTATAACTGATATAAATAAATATAATGTGAATAGTTTTATTCATACAAATTAATTAACGGGAAACGAAAAAATGACGGCAATAGTAACATCTAAATTCAGAACGTTGAATGCAGAAAACTTTAAAGCGGATATTGCTGATGCTGGTACTAGTGTATATGTTGGTATTGGTAAATCAGATGTCTGGTCTTTGACAACTTCTGATACAACAGACACTACACCTTTTACACCGGCGGATACATTAGATCAATTAGGAGAAGCACATCAAAATGTGTTTGCATATAAACTACTTGGTGCTAATGATGTATCACATGTAGTTCCAAGACATACTTGGACGTCCGGAAGAACTTATGTTGAATGGGATTCAAACGACCCTGATATCTTTGATAAAGAATTCTATGTAATTACATCAGAGTTTAAAGTTTATAAGTGTATTAAAGCAGGAGCTTCAGGCTCAACACAAGAACCAACACAAACATTAACTGTACCAACTGCAGAATCAGATGGTTACATTTGGAAATATATGTATACAGTTTCCGTTGCTGATGCAGAAAAATTCCTTACAACTTCGTATATGCCCGTTAAAACAGTTGATCCAAGAGCAGGAGGTCAAGCATCAGATTATAACAGTGACAGTACTGCAGAGAATGCTTTATCAGAAGCAGACTATGCACAATACCTAAATCAAAAAGCTTCAGCTCAACATGCTAATGCTGGAGGTATTGAAAGAATAGAAGTAGTTGCAGGTGGAACTGGATATACAAGTGATCCTACTGTTTATATTTCAGGTAACGGATCAAGTGCACAAGCTACAGCAACAAGAACAGGCCAGGTAGTTTCATCTATCAGTGTAACAAATAAAGGAACAGATTATACAGTAGCAGACGTAAGAATTTCAGGCGGCGGTGGAAGTGATGCATCAGTTAGAGCAGTAATTTCTCCAGCTGGTGGTCATGGAACTGATCCAATAAAAGAGCTAGGTGGATTCTTTGTAGCAGTCAATACTTTACTAGAAGGTACAGGTGGTGGAGATCTTACTGTTGGAAATGATTTCAGACAAGTAACACTTGTTAAAAATCCAACTAATTATGGTACAACAACAATTGCAACAGCTACTACATTAAACGCGACTGGTGCTTTAGACTTTGCTTCAAAGTCTGGTACATTTCAGGTTGATGAATTAATTACACAAGGATCGGGTGCTTCATTAGTACAAGCATATATAGTATCAATTGATTCAGGAACTGGTGAAGTTTATTATAACCAAAATAGTAAAACAGGTTATGGAACATTTGCACATGGAGCTGGTAATACAGTTACAGGACAAACATCAGGAGCTACAGGTACACCTAAAACATCAGCTTCTGATTTTCTACATAATCCAGAAGTTGAAAAAGAAAGTGGTCAAATTATTTTTATGGAAAACAGAAATCCAATTAATAGAACGGCAACACAGATTGAAGATATTAAAGTTATTATAGAATTCTAATTAAAAGAGAGAAGATATGAGTACAACATCGATTAAAAATTATGGCATAGCGCCTTATTACGACGACTTTGATGAAACTAAAAATTATCAAAGAATATTGTTTAGGCCAGGTAGATCGGTTCAAGCTCGTGAGCTTACTCAAATGCAAACTGCTTTACAAGCTCAAATTGATCGTCATGGTCAATATGCTTTTAAAGATGGATCACGTGTTGTTAATGGAGAAGCTTCATTAAATGTTGAACATGAATATATTAAGGTTGAAGGTACATTTACTCATAGTGGAACTTCATATACTACTGCAAATTATCTTTCAGAAATAGTTAAAGGTACAATTTTAACTGGTACAGGTAATAGTGGTAATCAAGTAAAAGCTATTGTTGATAAAGTTGTTGCTGCTTCAGGTTCAGATCCTGATACACTTTACATTAAATACTTAGATAAAGGTGATACTAATAGAACAACTGAAAAATTTGCATTGGGTGAAGTTGTTTCAACAGATACATCAACTACTAGATTTTTAATGGTTGGTGGTGGAGCCAACGTTGATGGTAGTAATACAGCTTCAACAATTGCAAATGCACGAGGTCAAGGTTCATCATACAATGTAAGAGAAGGTGTATACTTTATCTCAGGTTGTTTTGTATATGTACCAGGTCAAACACTTATTCTTGACAAATATACAAATACACCAAATTATGTTGTTGGTTTACAAGTATCACAAACAATTCAAACGTCTGCCGGTGATGCATCATTACTAGATAATGCACAAGGCGTTCCAAATACTGCTGCACCTGGTGCAGACAGATATAAAATTTCAACAACACTTATTAAAGAAGATTTAGATGTAGATTCAAATAGAACCGTTGATGAATATGTTCCATTAGCTAGGATTGAAAATGGAGTTGTACAGTTAGATGTTACTGATAAAACAGATGATACTGAACTTACAACTAGACTTGCAACAAGAACACATGAAGAATCTGGTGATTATACAGTAGGTTTATTTGAGTTAGATATTAAAGAACATTTAGATGACACAACTAATTTTGGATATAAATTAGCAGCTGACGGTGGTGATGCTGATAAATTGGCTGTAGGTGTAGAACCTTCAAGGGCTTATATTCAAGGATTTAGAGTAGCTAAAACAGCTAAGGAATTTGTTGAGGTAGATAAGCCTAGAGGTGCTGATGCTACTGAAACTGAAGAAGATACTAATACACAAATTACTGTAGGTAATTATGTCAAGCTAACAACTAGTACTGTTGAAGGAATACCAGATTTAGAAACATATAAAACATTAGATTTAAATATTAGTGGTACTGCTAGAGGTACGGCCAGAGCACGTGGCCTTGAAACATTTAGTGATCATATTAGATTATATCTCTTTGATATTGTTATGGATTCTGGATATTCATTTAATAATGTTACAACAATAACACAGTCATCAACATCTTTTAGCGCAACATTATCATCAACTGGAACAAGATTTGCTACTGGATTTAATAGCGGTTTACATAAATTACCTTATGATGCAATACAAACACTAGCTGATAATGAATATAAAGTAAGACATATTTTAACAGGCTCCGTTTCAAGCGGTTCATTGCAAGTAAGTTTACCTGCTAACTCTGGTGTTATTTCAGATCAGACTGATATTATAATTGCACCAGCATCTGGAGCTGTAAAAACTAATGTTGCAGGAAATATCACAGCGGGTGGTAATGCTTCAACATCAGTTACATTTAATGCTACTGCTTTAAGTATTTCAGGTACATGTAAAGTTTTAGTTACAGCTAAAAAGAATTTAGCTAGAAAAAATAAGTCAAGAGTGAATAACGAAACTTTAACAATTTCTAGTTCTAATATTACTACTGGTCAAGAATCATTTGATCTAGATCATGCTGATATTATTAGAATAGTATCAGTACAAGAAACTGGTGGTAATGATGTTACTACTAGCTTTACGTTAGATAATGGACAAAGAGATAACTTCTACGAGAATGGTAGAATTATTAAAGATCAATCTACACCAGCTATTGATACAGGAAAAGATTTAGTTATTACGTTTGATTATTATAACCATGGTGATGGAGATTATTTCTCAGTTGATTCATATCCTGCAGCCGATTACGCAACCATCGGTTCATTTAATAGTTCAAAAGGTATTTTACAATTAAGAGATTGTATTGATTTTAGACCACGTAAAGCTGAATCCGGTTCAATTACAGCTGGCTCTGAATTTAGTACCGGTACAGGATTTAAAGTTTCTAGAGCACCTAAGCCTTCACATATTTTTGAAAGTGATATTTCATATTACTTACCTAGGATTGATAAGCTTATCTTAAAAAGAGATGGAACATATGAGATTGTTAAAGGTGTAGCATCAGAATCACCTCAAGCTCCTGAAGATAGAGAAGATTCAATATCATTATATAAATTAAAATTAAAACCTTATGTGTTTAATACTAATGATATTATACCTCAGTTAGTTGAAAATAAAAGATATACAATGAAAGATATTGCTAAGCTTGATAAGAGAATCAAGAACTTAGAATATTACACATCATTATCTTTATTAGAGCAATCAGCATCTGATGCATTTATGCTAGATTCAAATAATAATACTAGATTTAAAAATGGTATTTTAGTTGATTCGTTTAGAGGACATAATGTAATTAATAACAATCATCCCGATACATTAGGTGGTAAGTGTGCTATCGATAAAGTACAAGGAACATTAAGAGCTAAGTGTAATTCGAAAAACGTTAATATGGTTACATCAGCTACAGCAACAAATACTGCTGTTAAGAACAGCTCAATTTGGACATTACCATATTCTCAAGTTAATCATACAGTTCAACCTTATGCAAGTGTTGCTATTAACGTTAATCCATATAATATATTTGAATGGGGTGGTTCACTTAAACTTTCTCCAGAATCAGATGAGTGGAAAGAAACTGATGTAAGACCTGATATTATTATCGATGAGACAGGTGCTTATGATCAATTCGTAGAATTAGCAGAAGAATCAGGAATTCTTGGTACTGTATGGAATGAATGGGAAACAAATTGGTTTGGTACTGATGAAGAAATTAGAGGTACTATAGATCAATTTGAAGATGGTCCTTGGTGGAGAAGAGGTCAAAGAGGCAGAAGGGGAGTTACTACAAGCACAGTAGTGACTACTACATCTAATCAATCAAGAACTGGTATTAGAACAGATGTTGGTTTCGATATTGTAGAAAGAAGTGCTGGAAGTAGAGTTGTTGAAGTTAACTTTGTGCCATTTATGAGATCAAGAAAAATTTATTTCGAAGCTAAGCAGATGAAGCCAAATACTAAAGTGTACGCTTTCTTTGATGGATCAGCAGTTACAGATTATGTTAAGCAAGAATCATTCCAAGAGTGGTCTAATACAAGCGATCAATCTGCTGTATATAATGACGTAACATCACACCCAGGAGCAAATTCAGGTTCATTAGTTACTGACTCAAATGGTCAAGTTACTGGTTCATTTATTATACCAAGAAACTCATCACTTAAATTTAAAACTGGTATAAAGGAGTTTAGATTATCAGATAGTACAACAAATAATAGAAGTGATGAATCAACATTCTCAGAAGCAGCATTCCATTCACAGGGATTAATTGAGTCAGTTCAAAATACAATTATTAGTACAAAGGTTCCAAAGTTAGTAACATCAGAAGTTAGTGATAATAGAGTTGTAAGAGAATCATTCGTAAGAGAAACAACAAGATGGGAAGATCCACTTGCACAAACTATTTTAATTGAGAAAGAAGGTGGTATTTTTGTAACATCACTCGATTTATTCTTTAGAACAAAAGCTGTTAAATCACCTGCAGGTGTTGAGGTAAGTATTAGAACAACACAGAATGGTACACCAACTCAAACAGTTGTTCCTGGCACAGAAGTAACATTATTACCTAGTGCAGTCAATGTATCAGCTGACGCATCAAGTGCAACAAACTTTGCATTTGATTTTCCTGTATACTTACAACAAGATACTGAATATGCTATTGTTATTAAATCACCGTGTGATGAATACGAAGCATGGGTTGCTGAAATGGGTGGATTTGATGTAACAAACGTTGATTATAGAATTACAAAACAACCACACGGCGGTTCATTCTTTACATCACAAAATGCTTCAACATGGACACCTGATCAAACAAAAGATCTTAAGTTTACATTAAAGAGAGCTAACTTTACATCATTAAGTGCTGAAGTTACATTTGATAACGATGCATTACCAGCAGTAAGTTTAGTTGGTAATCCATTAACAACAACATCAGGCTCTACAAATATTAGAGTACAACATAAAAATCATGGTATGCATAGTGATGGATCTAGTGTAACAATAGCAGGAGCTACAGCATTAAATGGAATTGCTGCTAATGATATTAATGGTACACACTCAATATCTAATATTGAAATTGATTCATATGTAATATCAGCTGGTTCATCAAATGCTACTGCTACTGGAACTGGCGGTGGTACTGCGGTAACTGCGACTGAAAATAAACACATAGATGCATTACACACTAAGCTTGAAAACTTTACAGTACCTAATACAGATTTAAGATGTTTCTTAACAACGACATCACAAAGATCTATTGATGGAACTGAAACACCATATCAAGCTCAAACAGAATTTGAATTTTTACCTAATCAGAATATTTACTTCCATTCACCAAAGGTTGTATGTTCACCAGGTAATGAAGCATCGGGTAAGAGTTTAAAAATTAGAGCAGTATTATCATCTACTAAAAATCACTTAACACCCGTTATTGATCAGAATAGATTATCTGCTACAACAATTCAAAATAGAATTGGTGACGCTGGAAATAATACTAGTT